ACTCTTTCCCTACACGACGCTCTTCCGATCTTATAAGATTTCATTTTCGTTTTGTTTATCTTAATTAGGAGGTGGGTCAGATGACAATATCTGTTTTAGAAGCATTAGAACAGCATCGTTATGTATATTTTGGCTTTGAATCACACCCCACCGATAAAGACCCTTGGCAGGCAACGCCAATTATGGCTTATTCAGATAATCTAGTCAGTTGGGAAACTATATCACGCCTTGAACAGTTAAATGGTCTGCGTGATGGGTACATGATTAATATAGAGGATCGTTATTACATCATCGGCACGGGTGCTTTATATGTAACTACCGACTTTTATAGTTTTAAAAAGCTGGATTATCTGAAGGATGACAAGAACTATAAGAATGTGTGGGCACCAGAAATATTTAAAGATACAAATGGAAAGTATCATATTGTTTACTGTGCAGGGGATGCAGAAGCCGGGATTCTGAATGACTACATTGCTGACTTTGATCCGCAAACTAACAAGATTACAAACGAGGGACAAGCTATTACGTTTGGTGATGGAGCAATTGATAATAGCTACCGAATTGACCCAGACATCTGTTTGATTGATGGGGTCTACTACCTAACAATTGGTGGTAACTACATTTTTAGTTCAAATAATTATCTTGGACCTTATCAGAAATTTCCAGTTAACTTTGCACCTACGCCTCAAAAGTATAGTAATCATAGTAGTGGTATTGCTGGCTGGGTTGAAGGCCCAAATATGTTTGTTGATGGTAATAGCGTCCGACTATTTGCAGATCAAACTGAAGGGAATGGATTAGTATTCCGCTCATCTACTATTGATGATATGTTCAACTGGGCTGATACAGAAAAGACTCAAGCAACATTTAAAATGCGGCACGGGTCTATTTTTGTTAATGATAAAATCACTGCTCAGGTTCCAGCTGAGTTTAACCATGCACCGAAGTTTAATCCGCAAATCACAATTCAAGGAATTCATACTACTAAGCCGGTACCGTTAACATGTTTTCTTAAATCGTCTTTCCAAGTTCAATATGAGAATAATCAGACCAACCAGTTACAATTTGTGGCATATAATGATGGGTCACCATCTTTTGCTCTAATTGCTAATGAATCAACTATCGAGTTTAATAACGATCTATATATCATTAAGAATATCGAACAAGATCGGACTGGAACTTCTCTATATACCGTCACGGCGATGCAATATGTTAATAGTGAGATTGGTCGTGTTTTTCAGAAAAATGTTCGTAGTGGCACATTAACTTATTCTATTGATGAAGTACTGGATTTCTTCCTAAACGACGAAACTGCTAATCCATTTGGTTTTTCATATCATGTGTTTGGAGACTTTTCAAAACAGCAAATCGAAAATCTAGGTGGATGTTCCGGAAAAGATATGATTAGTAAGATTATCTCAACGTGGCCTGGAACAATTGTTAAGCCGTCTGGGAAGCGGGTGGATGTGTATTCATCTGACCAGTTTTTAAGAAATTATCAACGGCGAATTGTATATAATCACGATTCAACTAATATGAAGCTGATTGAAGACAGTACGGTTATTGTTAATCAGATCACTTGTGTTGGTGGTTCATATTCAACCGATGATTCAACAGGTGGTAATTCTGTAGCTGGACGTGCAGATAGTTCTACCACTATTACTGATGGTGAAGAACAAGTCGAAAGTGGTCAAGACAACACTGCAGCCTTTCAAGCAGATGCTAAGAAGTATTTGGGTGTTCCATATGTATGGGGTGGTCACAATAAAGCTAACCCATTTGCAGGAATGGATTGTTCTGGTTATGTATCGCAGGTTTATCACGATTTTGGAATTGAAATCCCAGCATATACTGTCGCTATGGAGAATAACTTTCGAGAAATTCCACAATCAGAAATCAAACCAGGTGATGTTGGCTTTTATGGCCCACATGGTAGTACTCACCACATTTGCTTGATTTTAGATAAAAACACGCTGATTTATGAGCCAGAGCCGGGACAGAGTTGTAAGACAGCTACTATCGATAGTTTCCCACCAGATTGGTATGGACGTAATGATGAAATGCAGGCCAAGATTAGCACTAAGAAAATAGAATCTGTTCCTACTGAAAGCATAAAAACAGTAGAGACCTATAATGGCGGAACATATACACCAGATACAAATTCCACACAAACTCATTATTATTTCCAGCCGTTTACTTTAACAGATGAGCATTCAAAAGAGGAATGGGGACTTCATCCAGCATCGTCAATTCTACAAGATGACCGGTTCAAAGACCCCGAGGCGATGAAAGAATATGCCCGAACTCAATTTGTCCTTGAACCATCTGTGTCAATTGAGATTATCTTAAATACTAATGAAATGCCAATTCCGGGTGAACAAGTATATTTAACAATTCCAGAAGTAGATGATCGAACTTTGCTAGGCGAGACTGATACTCAACATGCTTACAATACTAAAGTTACTTTAGTTGGCTATACCTGGTACCCATACAATCCTTCACAAGGAACTGATAATATTTATCAGAATTTGCCAGCAACATTGTTACACTCACAAACATCATTAACTAAACTTGAACAATTAGCAAATGCTATGTTTGATCGGATCCCACAAGTATTTTATGGGCAACACGATCCATCGGCTAATCAAGCAGTTAAAAATGGTGCTATATGGATTAAACCGATTGTTGATCAAACTACTTCTTCAAATAAGACTGATAAAGATTTAACGATTGGAGGTGAGACATAGAATGACAGAAAATAATCAGCTCTCAGACGAAACGAAAAATAATTCAACAGATACTTCATCAACTGATGCTTCCTCAGCGGTAATTGGAAATCATGAAAATGCTGTTGTCCCTCATAAAATTAGCAATCATGACAAATTGGTTCAAACAATGGTCATGGTTGACGGTGAATGGATTAATGTTAATGATACTAATGACCAAGCCAATATGAAGGAGGATATGCATAAGGTCAATAAGAAGGTTGTTGAAGCACAAAAGGGAATTGTTGAAGCAAAAAATACAGCCGATTCAGCGATTAAATATGCTGATTCGGCTGTTAGTGCATCTAAGGTAAATAGTGCTGCGATTGTTGCTCAGAGTTCAGCCATTAGTGAAGCTAAAGCAGCTGCTGGCGATGCGGCAAGTAAAGCACAATTTATAAAGGAAAATGCCAGCAGTGAAGCAGCTGCAATTAGAAATCAGGTTGCAGATGTTGCTAACAATGTTTCCTCTGTGAAGGCAGATGTTGCGAGTGCCACTAGTGACGTTGCTAATCTTAAAGTTGATGTTCAAGCTAATAGTGCTGCGATTATTAAGACTAATGAAGCAGTTAGTGTCCAATCAAAAAGCTCATCAGATGCAATCAATGAGTTGAAGATTGCTAACGGTCAAGTTGAATCAATTGCTAAAGACGCTAAAAATAATGCTACAGTTGCAAAACAGACGGCAGATACAGCAACTACATTAGCGCAAGACGCAAAGAGCAATGCTGTACTTGCCACCCAAACAGCTACCAGTGCAACTGTTGAAGCGACGAATGCTTCAAGTGCAGCCGTAAAAGCAGAACTGTCTGTTAATGGTTTAACCACTAGAGTTACCGCAGTTGAAGGAGATAACAAAAAACTCAGTAATCAGTTTATATCAACAGAGACCATTCTCCAGCAAACTAAAGATCAGTTGCTAAAAAAGGCTGATAAGTCAGTCGTTGACCAAGCTAATAATTTAATTAGTCAACTGTCAGCTGAGCAAAAGACAATGGCTGGTCAAATTAGCCAAAAAGTTTCATCGAGTGATTATCAGAAGGATAAAGATGATACTATTACTTCTATCGAAAAGAATACAACTGCCATTGATGAGAACAGCAAAGCGATCAAATTAAAGGCTGATGCAACGGAGGTAAATAACCTAAAAGGCACTGTCAATTCTCATTCCGCTTCAATTAATCTCTTTAGTGATCAGTTAAAGAGTATGGTTACCGAATCTAAAGTTAATGACATTATTAACGGGAAAGGTTTCGCTACTCAAAGCTACACACAATCAATAGTGAACCAAAAAGCTGATCAATGGAATACAACAATTGCTGGTTTAACTCAACAGTTAAATGATTCAAGTGATGTTAACCTGGCAGAAAAAACTAATCAAGGAACGACTAATTGGACTGTCAATCCTGGAAATGGAGCATCAACCATTAGTGAAGTTAATATTAATGGAATTCGTGGTGTTCGTTTTACTCAAACAAGAAAGTCTACGAGTTGGTGGGTAATTGCTTATCAGTTGAATCTTGATTATTTTGAACCAAATCAAGACTATATCATTAGTTTTGATATACGAACTTCGTCAGACATTTTTAGCCAAGGCGGAATGTTGAATATTGCGCGTGGAGATTCTTCGCATGCTTATTTAGCTAACACTAGTTTTAGGACAAATTTTAAGAAAAATCAGTTAACTCATGTCTCTTGTACTGGTCACAGTTATGGTTCATTAGACAAGAGTGGTGAAACTTTTTATCTTAATATCCCAGGGCTAGGACAATGTGATTGGGTTGATGTTGTGAATCTTAAAATTGCTCGTGGAACGATTGATAAAGGATATTCCCCAGCTCCTAGTGATACAGCAACTACAACTCAATTAACTACAATGCAAGCTTCTATTGACGGTTTACAGTCAGCAGTAACAAATTACCAAAAGGATTCTTCGTCAAAGTACACGCAACTCTCGGACTTAATGCAATCAAAGGTTAACAAAGGCGAACTGGAATCAGTCAGAACTCAATTAGCTAGTTCAATTAATGAGCGTATACAAAAAGGTAACTTGATTACTCAATTCAACTTAGAGGCTGGACGTACCCTAATTCAATCTAATAAGATCTACTTTGATGCTGATTCCTTTGTTATGAGTCCAAATTCAAAAGCTTTTATCCCAAGTGCCTATATTACTAATATTAATGCAGATAAAATTACGACTGGAACATTAGATGCAGCGAAATTTAATGTAAAGAATTTTAGTGCTGACAATATTGTCGGTGGTACTTTGAGCGGAGTAGTTGTTAAAACCGGTGATAACGATCGCTATTTCCAAACCTCAAAAAACAATATCTATTGGGTACGTAATGGTAGTATGTCTCTTGTTGGAAATGACACCTACCTTAATTCTGCTAATGGATTAAACATTGCTGATGAGAAGAATATTCAATTAACGACTTGGGGTGGAGCTACAGTTAATAAGGACGGCTCCATCACAAATAATTCCGGGAATTATGGACACCCTAAGATTGTTATTGATCGTGAAGGAAACTTCAATCCTGATGATCCTTATGGAGCACCCTTTGCTGGCGGACCTGGTGATAGCGAAATTGTACAATGGGTTGGCAACAAAGAATATACAGCCCTTACTCGTAACCAAGGATTTACCGTCCGCCTTAATGATGGCAACAATAAGTCAGTTTTTGCCATTCAAAAAGATAATAAGGTCGGTTTTTATGTTGGTGGTGGCGATGATGGCGGGGAAATCCGAATTGCTGGAGCAGGGCCAATCAAACTTCAAGGAGAATATATTGATGATGGTTTCAATGATGCTTTGACCCACACGCTTGGCAATCTCCAAGTTGATAATCTCCATGTCCGAAAGTGGCTAGGTGTTGATAGTAACAAGAATGCGATTGTTAAGACAAGCCAAGGATCAGTTGCTATCAATGCTTATGAAACGGCGGAATATTATTTTGGCGACATTGGTGAAGGACAAACGAGCACTGATGGTATTGCTTATATAGGAATTGAAAAGTTATTTAACGAAACCGTTAATACAACTATTCCTTATCATGTATTTATTACTGCTTATGGAGCAGGTAATATCTGGGTCGATCAACGTGAACATAATCGCTTTATTGTAAAATCAGATCAACCTAACCTCAAATTTAGTTGGGAAATTAAAGCTAAACGTAAAGGTTATGAGCAAACACGCTTACAAAATGTTAATGATAAATTAAATCACATGGCAGCTACGAGTTAATCGTGGCTTTTTATTTAGGAGGAATTTTATTATGGATAATTTAAAAGTTGAAGCAAATGATGTTATCACAGAATACCGTGCGAAGAACAGTCAATTAGAATTTGATAACACAGTTTTACGCCTACAGGTTAAGAAACTACAAAATAAAATTAATGAATTAACTGCAGATAAAAAGAATGCCAAAAAGGAAAATAAGTAGGAGGTAGATCGCTATGTCAATGAATGTTTATCGTAATCGTCTTAGCTACGACTTCGACTCACAAGGTAATACTACAGATGCAATGGTTGGCTTTAATGGGCTAAATGACCAGGGCGAAACAACAATGGCTACCATCAAAGTCACTAAAGATATGCTTGGCGACGATAAGACTTTTGATGACTTTTCAAATAAGCAGATCACAGAATTAGCTAAGAAGAAGTGGATGGAGTATATCCAACCAAAATCAACTTCAACTCAACAATAGGAGGGATAGTCTATGGCTGACTTTCCACGAATAGATATATGGGACGAACCGAGTCCTTTTCAAAACTCACAAGCTTACGAGCAGAAGAACCATAACTGGGCCGTCCTGCGAAACTATGGTAATTACGTTAGCTCATATTTGAAAGGCATTACTGACGCCTGGGAAGTTCGTTGGGCAGCTCAGATTAATAAGACTCCTCAGCCGAGCGAGATTATAGATGCAAGGGTAGATGTCTTGGGCCATACGTATCCAACGTTAAAGCAGCACCTTGATGCAATGGAAGTTAATTCAGTTGAAGCAGAAGTAGACACCCAGCACTATGGAGACCGAACAACTTCATGGGCCAACTTAAAAGTCCTTGATTTGTCGTCAACTAGTACCAGCTTGTCTTACCGTTCTGTTGGTACTGTCAACGCCATACTTCCGCAACTAGGGTATGCTGAATGTTTTATTGATGATCTGCAAACACAAACAGCTTAGGAGGCGATAGGATGGGGTTCTTGCCAACGAGAGTAAAACTCTTTCAAAAAGATGAGAAGAAGCGTAAACACCAAGTTTTTCCTGAGACTGATCTTAATTCGATTGTTGATTTCGACAACTATCGCAGTCAGATGTCTGATATTGTCGACGACTTACAACATCAGATTTGGGAATTACAACGCAAAGTCAATCACTAGGAGGTTAATATAAATGGCAAATAAAGTTTATATTAAAGATAAAGATGGTAATGATTTACTTGTAGCTACTGATTGGTCAATTATTAATGGCAAGCCAAATAATTTAGTTACAACTAATCAGTTGCCAACTTTAACTGGTCAGCAGCGCGACGGCATACAATTTGTTAATGGGGCCTACGATTGGGACCACGTTAACAATGGTTGGAACTGTTGCTATCGAATTGCTGATTTAGGCGGGTTTAAGTTAGTAGAGCTACGATTAATGTTTGCCTTAAACAAAGACGTTACAGGTGGGGTAGCTCATGCAATTCAACTGCCTAATATTATTAATCCTGATCAGAATATTGAAACGTGGTATGCAACTAATATTGAGGGTACATATGTGCACCATTCAGGAACAGCTGTTGATATTGAAGTACATTCTGGAAAGTATCCGGCTAATACATTAGTCAGTTACTACAATCATTACCTCACAACTAACTAAGAGGTGGTGATAATTTGGTACATTTGACAATTGAAGATGCTGCTAGCATCTTAAGCATCGGGCTAGTTTTGTGGGGTGTTCTTAAATTCGGCCTAACTGGTCCCCTTGAAACTGCAATTAAGGAATTGCGTCAGACTATTAGTCAAATGAACGCTGACAATAAAGAGCGTGATCGTGGTATTAGTGAGCTTCTCAATAAAGTAACTAAGCACGATATTAAACTAGCAGCACATGAAGAACGGTTAAACGCATTAGAAGAGGAACATCGTCATGAAAATGATTAACGATATCGTATATTGGTTTATTTCATCCGGCACTGCAGCAGTGCTTTTTATTTTTGCTTGGAAATATCTTAAGCCGGTTTTGGAAGCGAAGAAATTGCATGCTAAGACGCTACAAGAAAAGGAGTTGCTAGACGTTCTAGAAAAATTAGCAGACAACGAGGTCACTAGTTTGGTCAGCAACCAAGCTTTGACCGGACATGACAAGTTCAAGGCAGCTACCCAAACTGTCGGAAGTACATTAGCTGAGAAGGGCTTTAATGTAAGTCAATCAACTGTAGAACATGCTGTCCAAACAGCTTATGAGAAGAGCAACTTAACACCAACTAACACCCAAACTCAAATTAAGACAGGCGTTATTGATAATACCAACGCATCAAAAATTCCAACTGGAGAAATTAAGACGGGTGTGATTAATAATGACTAGATCACTAGTAATTGATGTTTCCGCATATCAACCACAAGCTACTTACTATAGCTTCTGGGAAAAATGGAAAGCTCGTGGGGTCCGTGGCGCAATTATTAAATTATCTGAAAGCACTTATTGGCGTAACCAATATGGTGCCGGACAGATCGCGGCAGCTAAACGTGTCGGCCTTAAAGTTAGCGGTTATCACTTTAGTCGCTTTATTGGTGACGGTAATCGAGCACGCTTAGAAGCAAATACAGCTATTGCTACAGCTAATACGATGGGCCTTGAACATGGTAGTGCATTAGTCCTTGATTATGAAGAACGTGCAGGCTACCAGTCAGCAAACACGTTAGCAGCCATTATTTTCTGTAATGCGGTTAAACAAGCTGGTTTTATTCCAGTATTCTATTCATATTCGGGAATGCGTGACTTATGGGATTATGAGGCAATTTATAAGGCAACAGGTGCCAAACTTTGGATTGCATCTTATCCGACAATGGCAGGAGTTACTCAGCCAGATTATGAGTACTTCCCAGCTATTAGTACTCATACGGACGCTTGGCAGTTTAGTAGCAATGCCTGGGGCGAACAAATTGATATTAGTGTAGATTTTACGGGAGTGTTTACAATGGAAGAAAAAGTAACAAGTGGTGGGAATTTAGATTCTGTCCGCTTTGATGGTAATAAGTTAATTGTTAGTGGTTGGTTTGCCTCTGCGCAAGCACAAGGGAAGCCATATGCGTTTGCTATCTTAACAAATGAGCAGGGGAGCCAAGAGTATGGTCGTGCTCAAGTTAATATTACTAGTCGGCCAGATGTTCTAAAGGTTTATCCAGATATTCCTAATGGTGCTAACTCTGGTTTTAGTGCTAGCTTTGATTATTCAAATCAGATTAAAGGTAAAAAGTTACATCTGATTTTCCGCTATACAGATGATCCAGCAGGTAACGGAAACTTTGTCGATTATGTATCAGTGTTAGACTTAACAAAGAGTGCCGCTAATCTTGATAATGTTGATACGGTAGTCTTTAGTAATAAGCTTCAAGTTAGCGGGTGGTTTGCTACTGATATGTCATTAGGATTGAATCACCGTTTCTTGATCCTATACGATGTTGCTGCACAACATGAATTGCAAAGAATTGAGTATAATCCAACTAGTCGTGGCGATGTCCAACAAGCTCACCCAGATATTTTTGATAGCGAATTATCCGGATTTAGTGGTCAGTTTGATTATTCTTCTGATTTAGTCGGCCATCAGTTACAAGTAATTGCCCGTTTCTCAAATGATGAACATGGTGAAGGCAATCATATTGATTATTGGTTTGAGCCAATTAAGGGACCACAGCTTCCAGTATTAGATGGTAAATCTGAAACAGAAGTATTAGTTCACGAATTTTCGGCAACAAAAGCTGATAATGATTTGATTAGTTTGAAATTTAAATAAGTAAAATTAGCCCTAGTGGTTGTTGCAGAAAATGTAACGTCCACTAGGGCTTTTTTGTTTTTCTTGCAATTTGATATTTCAGCGAGTTTTATAAAATTAGTCCATTATTGTAATTTACTTAATTTTACGGTGAAATGCTGATATAATGCATATAAATCGAGTGGTTTAAAATTAAAACGGTATCTCTTAACTGAGGGGTGCCGTTCTTTTTTGTATATTTTCGTATATTAGATATAACCAGTTTCAATAGTTTGGGGAATCTTTGTAAGCGGTAAGCCGAGTAACAAACCAACGATGAATGATGTGATTACTAAACCAACGAAAGTGTTCATCTTTAGTTTAACAATCATGAAAATTAAGATAATAACTCCGA